TAACCAAAAAAGGTTGCGACATAGTGGCAAACAAGATGACAGGTAGTAAAGGTATTTTGTTTACTGCAACTTATGTTGATGCATTCCATAAAATGGATGAACACATTAAACAACAAGCACAGCTTAATGTACCACAAACACCAATGCAAGCATTAGAGATGATGTTCAAAGCACAAAAAGACCAAGAACAATTTAACCAACAAATGCAACAAGAAATCACAGGTATTCGTCACATTGTCGGTATCGAAACAAAAAACTGGCGTAACGACACAAACAAAATGTTATCTGCAATTGCGCAACATTTAGGTGGCGGAGCAATGCACCAAAAAGTTAAGTCTGAAGCTTACAAAGCATTAGAAGAAAAAGGGCGTTGTAATTTAAAAATTCGTATGCAGAACCGCAAAGGCAAAATGCTAGCGAATGGTGCAACGAAAACCCAGATTAACAAGTTGTCAAAATTAGATGTGATTACTGATGAACCTAGATTGGTTGAGATATACATTTCAGTGATTAAGAGTATGGCGATTAAATACGGTGTAGATATTAGCCAATTTGAAATTTAAACAAACATCTTAAAAGGAGGAACTACAAATGAAACTACTAAGAAGGCTATTCAATAAAAAACACGAAAACTTAATTGACGTGTGGCATGGAAATCAATGGTTAAAAGTGAAAGAAAGCAAATTAAAAAAATATAAAGTGGTCTCGGATAGAGAAGGTAAGAAATATCTAATTAAATAAGCGCACTTAATTAGTGCAAGTAATCAAGTGCGCTATTGCCTTACAATCCTAAATCTTTTCTGCTTTTTTCTTCTTCTTGTAATCCCAATAACACAGAAGAGTAAATGCTGAAATAGTCACGAGCAACGCTATCTTTAGCGAATGCAATTACGTCATCACCGACTTCTTGCCATTCGTTATGAATCTTATGTCTATCTAGAGCTCTAGGTAATAGCGAGATTGTAATATCGTGAGCAATTTTCTCTAAATCCATAAATTTCACCTCCTTCCACTGGGAGATAACTAAATTATATAACAAAACAACTTAAAGGAGGAACGACAAATGCAAGCTCAAAACAAAAAAGTCATCTATTACTACTATGACGAAGAAGGTAATAGGCGACCATTAGACATTCAAATTAATGACGGATATGAACTGATGGTCCGATCTCATTTCATCAACAACACCATTGAAGAAATACCATACGTAAATAATAACTTATATGCCTTGGTTGATGGTTATGAATTTAAGTTAGATTGAATTTTTGAGAAAGATATTGAAAAGCTAATTTCCCCATAAGATTAAGAGACATACTGGATGTTTTGTTAACGACTCTTTTAACTTCGTTCCAAGTTTTATTGTCTCTAATATTATCGAGAAATTCATGGCCAGACCAAGTGATGTCATCAATAATCCAAGAAACGACTCTGCCTTCGATGAATTTCAGATCGCAACAAATAAATTTAGCTTCTTCTAATTTTAAAAGTGAGTACATTACTGTTTCAAAATCATATTTATCAAAAATAATATTATCGTTGAAATTATGTCGAGTAAGTGGTTCACCTATTTTCTTATTAGATTCTATTTCTAAGAGCAAGAGTCTAACGCAATCGTGATTAAGTTTCATCCTATCACCTCCATAACAGGAGTATAGCAGAAAGGATCATAAACATCTTAAAAGGAGGAATAACAAATGAACATTCAAGAAGCAACTAAGATAGCTACAAAAAATCTTGTCTCTATGACACGGAAAGATTGGAAAGAAAGTCATCGAACTAAGATATTACCAACAAATGATAGTTTTTTACAATGCATCATTTCAAATAGCGATGGGACAAACCTTATCAGATATTGGCAACCTTCAGCCGATGACCTCATGGCAAATGATTGGGAAGTTATAAACCCAACTAGAGACCAGGAATTATTGAAGCAATTTTAGAAATGCTATCAATGATACTTTTTAAATTGTTTTTAAACTCATTTTCAAAGTAAACAACAGTCTTGTCTGAAATTGTTACATGATAAATAGTGTTACTAGCATACACGCCGTTTAGGAACCCAGAGTTTTTAAGTTTATTTAAATCGTATTTTACATCTTCGAAATGTAGTTTTTGAAAATACTTTGTATGTATATCTTTAGCACTTCCAAAATTATTGCAGGTTAATTTAACCGAACCTAACTTTACACATTCTAAATAATCTTTGTAGAGTACGGACAAGATATATTGTTGGTCTTTAGTAAGTGTATCAAATTCATCAGATATCAAGGGCATGTTATCACCTCCTTAGGTTGATAACAACATTATACACGAAAGGAGCATAAACAAATGAACACAAGATCAGAAGGATTGCGTATAGGCGTCCCACAAGTTTCTAGCAAAGCTGATGCTTCTTCATCCTATTTAACGGAAAAGGAACGTAACTTAGGAGCGGAAATATTAGAGCTTATTAAAAAAAGTGATTACAGCTACTTAGAAATAAACAAAGTTTTCTATGCATTAGATAGAGAACTTCAATACAGGGCGAATAATAACAAACTTTAACATTATACACGGAAGGAAAGATAGAAATGCCAAAAATCATAATACCACCAACACCAGAAAACACATATAGAGGCGAAGAAAAATTTGTGAAAAAGTTATACGCAACACCTACACAAATCCATCAATTGTTTGGAGTATGTAGAAGTACAGTATACAACTGGTTGAAATATTACCGCAAAGATAATTTAGGTGTAGAAAATTTATACATTGATTATTCACCAACAGGCACTCTGATTAATATTTCTAAATTGGAAGAGTATTTGATCAGAAAGCATAAAAAATGGTATTAGGAGGATTATCAAATGAGCGACACATATAAAAGCTACCTAATAGCAGTGCTATGCTTCACGGTCTTAGCGATTGTACTCATGCCGTTTCTATACTTCACTACAGCGTGGTCAATTGCAGGATTCGCAAGTATCGCAACATTCATATTCTATAAAGAGTACTTTTATGAAGAATAAAAAAACTGCTACTTGTTGGAGCAAGTAACAGTGCAAGATGAGCAATTGTCTTAAATAATTATATAAGGAGTTATTAATATGACCTTACAACAAAAAATACTATCACATTTTGCAACATATGACAATTTCAATCCTGATGATGTAGTTGAAGTTTTTGGAGTATCGAAAACACATGCAAAATCCACACTTTCGAGACTTAAGAAAAAAGGAAAGGTTGAAATGGAAAGTTGGGGAAAATGGCGTGTTATCGAAGCACAATTACATTTAACTGTCGTCGAACGTAAAAAAGAAATTTTAGAAGAGCAATTTGAATTGTTAGCAAGATTGAATGAACAAAGTGATGACCCTAGAGAAATAGAAGATCGTATCAAGTTAATGATTCGTCTAGCTAACCAATTTTAAGGAGGATTTAATCAATGGCAATATTAGAAGATATTTTTGAAGAATTAAAACTATTAAATAAGAATTTACGTGTGTTAAATACTGAACTATCAACTGTGGATTCATCAATCGTACAAGAGAAAGTTAAAGACGCACCAATGCCAAAAGAAGAAACAGCTCAACTGGAAACAATTGAAGAAGTTAAGGAAACGTCTACTGATTTAACTAAAGATTATATTTTATCAGTAGGAAAAGAGTTCCTTAAAAAAGCAGATACTTCTGATAAGAAAGAATTTAGAAATAAACTTAACGAACTTGGTGCGGATAAGCTATCTACTATCAAAGAAGAACATTATGAAAAAATTGTTGATTTCATGGAAGCGAGAATTAATGCATGAAGCTAGATCACTCAAATAGAGCTCATGCAAAGCTAAGTGCAAGTGGTGCGAAACAATGGCTAAACTGCCCACCGAGTATTAAGGCAAGTGAAGGTATTGCAGATAAAAGTTCAGTTTTTGCTGAAGAAGGTACATTCGCCCATGAATTAAGTGAGTTATATTTCAGTCTTAAATATGAAGGCCTAACACAGTTTGAGTTTAATAAAGCTTTTCAAAATTATAAGCGAAATCAATATTACAGTGAAGAGTTGCGTGAATATGTTGAAGAGTATGTAGCTAATGTAGAAGAAAAATATAACGAAGCTTTGAGTAGGGATAATGATGTAATAGCTTTATTTGAAACAAAATTGGATTTAGGTAAATACGTCCCTGAATCTTTTGGTACTGGTGATGTCATTATATTTTCAGGTGGTGTACTTGAAATTATTGACCTTAAATACGGTAAAGGCATTGAAGTTTCAGCTATAGATAATCCTCAACTTAGATTATATGGCTTGGGCGCATATGAACTGCTTAGTTTAATGTATGACATTCATACAGTTCGCATGACTATCATACAACCACGAATAGATAACTTTTCTACTGAAGAGTTACCAATATCAAGATTACTTCAATGGGGAACCGATTTTGTTAAACCATTAGCCAGACTTGCTTATAACGGTGAAGGTGAGTTTAAAGCAGGTAGTCATTGTAGATTCTGTAAGATAAAGCATTCATGTAGAACACGTGCAGAATACATGCAAAATGTGCCTCAAAAGCCACCACATTTGTTGAGTGATGAAGAGATTGCAGAACTTTTATATAAACTGCCTGACATCAAAAAATGGGCTGATGAAGTAGAGAAATATGCGTTAGAACAAGCGAAAGAGAATGATAAAACGTATCCAGGTTGGAAGCTAGTCACGGGACGTTCAAGGAGAGTGATAACTGATACAAAAGCAGTCCGAGACAGGTTAGTTGAAGCGGGTTATAAACCTGAAGATATTACAGAAACCAAGTTACTTAGCATTACGAATTTAGAAAAATTAATCGGCAAAAAAGCATTTTCTAAAATTGCAGAAGGCTTTATAGAAAAGCCGCAAGGTAAATTAACACTTGCTACTGAGTCAGATAAAAGGCCAGCTATAAAGTCATCTGCCGAAGATGATTTTGACGAACTATAAAAAATTAAAAAGGACGGTATATAAACATGAAAGCACAATTAAAAAATGAAACTAAAGTGATTACAGGAAAAGTAAGAGCATCATATGCACATATTTTTGAACCGCACAGTATGGATGAAAGCACACCAAAAAAATATTCGGTTTCACTTATTATTCCTAAAGAAGACACCCAAATGGTCGAGATTATCGAAAAAGCAATTGAGAATGCAAAAGAAGCATTTAAAGGTAAATGGAACGGCAAGATACCTAATAACTTGAAAACGCCATTACGTGATGGAGACATTGATCGTGAAGATGATCCGAATTATGAAAATGCGTATTTTATTAATGCTACAAGTCAAAATGCACCAGGTGTAGTTAGTCCTGCCATGGTTCGTTTGAACGAACCTGGTTCAGTTGTTAGCGGAGACTATATCAGAGCTGTAATCAATTTCTATGGTTATAACGTAAATGGAAATAAAGGAATTGCAGCAGGGCTCAACAACATTCAACTTGTAGAAAAAGGCGAACCTCTTGGCGGTGCAAGTGCAGCAGAAGATGATTTCGATGAATTAGACACTGATGATGAGGATTTCTTATAAGTCAATAGGTGGGGTTTCTAGCCCCACTTTAATTTTAAAGAAATTGAGGTGTCAAGAATTTGAAATTTATGAATATAGATATTGAAACATATAGCAGTAACGATATTTCGAAATGTGGTGCCTATAAATACACAGAAGCTGAAGATTTCGAAATTTTAATTATAGCTTATTCAATAGATGGTGGACCGATTAGTGCGATTGACATGACTAAAGTAGATAATGAGCCTTTCCACGCTGATTATGAGACGTTTAAAATTGCTCTTTTTGACCCTGCTGTAAAAAAGTATGCATTCAATGCTAATTTCGAAAGAACTTGTCTTGCTAAACATTTTAATAAACAGATGCCACCTGAAGAGTGGATTTGCACAATGGTTAATTCAATGCGTATTGGCTTACCTGCTTCACTTGATAAAGTCGGAGAAGTTTTAAGGTTACAAAATCAAAAAGATAAAGCAGGTAAAAATTTAATCCGTTATTTTTCTATGCCATGTAAACCAACAAAAGTTAATGGTGGTAGAACAAGAAATCTACCTGAGCACGACCCTGAGAAATGGCAACAATTTATTGATTATTGTGTAAGAGATGTTGAAGTAGAAATGACGATTGCTAATAAAATTAAAGATTTTCCAGTAACTGAAATTGAACAAGCATATTGGGTTTTTGACCAACATATAAATGATAGAGGTATTAAGCTTTCTAAATCATTGATGTTAGGTGCTAATGTGCTTGATAAGCAGAGTAAAGAAGAATTGCTTAAACAAGCAAAACATATAACAGGTTTAGAAAATCCTAATAGTCCTACACA